CCTTGGGACATTGCTTTTAGCTTTTCTTCCGCTTCTTCGAATGAATGGGCGTAAACATCTGTCGCCCACCTTTTGCCGTCGAAGTAATAAGAAATCGCATAGCGTTTCATTTCATCTTGCATAAGGAATTACCTATATGTATTTTCAAATATTTAAAGGTGTAAATAATCAGTGGTATTGGCGACTAAAAGCCGCTAATCACGAAATTTTTGTCTAGAATAGGGTGGCTTTTTTTATGCTTGTAAGGCTCAAGCTGAGGTTATCGTATTAATTCTCTTACCCCTAATCTGCGCTTCTGCACTGCGTGCACGGTGTTTGTACCAGCAGGTTTACCTTTGCAGCAGTGGTAGTTGGCTATGTCGATAAATTGCTCTTTTTGGCGGTTGGCTGCAAATTTAATTGCGCGATCCGCCGCACTTTCTTTTACCACCATTTTTTCAAACGCGGCATTAATGCGACGTTGTTTATCGAACATTCTTTCTAATCTGCCCGCTTTACCACGTTGTAAAATTTCGCCTTTTTCGGTGAATTTGCGCGAACCTGCATCACGCTTTACGATGATAGTTGCCATAGTTGTCCTTATTTGTGTACCATTTTTAACCGCGCTTTAATGTGATAATGCGCTTAATTTGTCAGATTCCGCAACGCGGTCGCCGGTCAAATCGATTTCGGCTGCATTAAGAGAAAAGTGCGGTTAAAAATGGTGTTGTCTTGATTGCCTCAGCCCCACGCGTTCAAGTTACGCATTATTCCCAATGTTGATGTTGGTTCGTGGGTGATTCGATTTGTTAAAGAGCAATTAAAATTTTTATTCAAGACCTTCTCAAAGGGCTTAGTAAAAACTTTAGGCGATAAACTTAAGTGACTGTTCTTATTTTTCTTCTTCTTTTATTAAATCCCACTGCCGTCTCTGCTTATCTCTCGGCTTACGCCTGCTATTGCGGTGGGTACATTTTTAAATATGTGCTACAACTTGTTTTACCTCTACTTCAACTTCATCCATAATCAGATTTCTGAAATCTTCATTAGTCATAAACAAATCTGCTAAGGCTTCTAAGGCTTTTCCTGTTTTCTCTGCGTAACGCTCTAACACTTCGGTAATGAAAAAGGCTTTTAATTCTGCTGGGCTATTAATGTTCATGTTGGGTTCCTTATGGGTGTTTTGTTTTGATGTGTGTAGTTTAGTAAAGGCTAAACAATTTGTAAATGGTTTATTTAGTAAAAATTGAATAAATTTATATAAAATTTAGTATTTAGTTGATTTTTAAAGAAATAAATTTTCAAGAAATGTGCTTGATTGCTTGTTTTTTAATCAATTACAAGTAAAGTTTGAGTTTTTAGGTGTGTTTTTGAGATTTTTGCGATGCCGATCGCAAGTTTTGGTAGCGATAATTGGTTTAAATTGAGATTGGTTTATTATGCCTCTGCCGATAAGGAGTGCGAATTATGAAAGAAAAATTTAAAAAATGGCTAATCTCTTTGGATTGTGAGGGGATTAATGGTTTAGGGATTGATGAGATAGTGTCGCGCCTAGATGATGAGTTGAGAGTGGTGCACGCTAATGAGCAGGAGAGGATTGTGCTAGAGGAGTTGATCGCAGCGTTTAACGAGCAATAAAAAACCGCCAGTTAGGCGGTTTTGGCAGAGTTAAATTATTTTGTGTGAATAGCTTTAAGCTCAATATGTCTGTAGTCTGTTTTGTCGCCTTTTTGTGTCGAATAAAGAACAACATCGGCTTTGACGGACTCTTGCTTGGATAATACGGTTAAATCCATTGTGGTCGGTATATCAATACGCACCCGCTTAGTAAAGATACCATCAATAAAACCATACCAGCCTTTATCGTAGCTATCGCGGTCGGAAGCTCTGATATTTAGCGTAATATCTTTTAGATCAACGCTTTTTTCTTCGCTTTGTGCAACATATTCCGTCGGGGTTTGTTCTACAAGTTCCGTCGGGATTGTTACATTATTGTCGCTAAATGAAATTGAGGTGCTACCGTTCTCTTGTTTTGCTGGGTTTATAAATCCTATAGCGCTTTTCGCAAGTGTTTTTTTGTTTACTGGGCTTTTTTCGATCATGGTTTTAAATTCATCGGCAGGCACGCCAACGGCACCTGCGCTGCTCACAATTACGTTATTATAACTGCCAGACACGTTAACATTAATATTTTTCGCAGAATCGGTTGTAACATAATGCCACACCCCAAAAGCCGCTATGCCAGCTAACACCGCTCCGAATACACCTACTTTCATTTTGTTCTTATTAACGAATTTATTTATTTGTTGATCTACATCATCTTTGTTTTCGTTGTAGTATTTTACTTCTGCATGGATTGTTTCAATCATGCTGCCTTCTCTTACTTCGGACACTTTAAGATCAATGCTTTTAACCTTAACGCCCAAGAGATCGGATAACGCACCCTTGGTTTGTTTAGTCAATTCCTCCAAAGATTCAAGTGACTTTATCAAGTCCTTTATGCGTATTCCACCTGTTGTATTGTACTTAATTTGTTCTTCGATTGTAAAAGATAAAATTCCTTCACTCATTTAATATCCTTAGGCGTGATTTCGCCAACTGTTAGCAAAAAATCCATCTTTTCATTTAGGTGCTCCATGCGCTCGAGGATTAGTTTGTTTTTCTCGCTCTTGTTTTATTCTTTGTGCTACCGCGCGCATGCTTGCCCCTTTGACCTTTTATAACGTTGCAACATCAATATGGATTGTCTTGATAAACCGACCAACAAATTTTGCAGTTTGGCAGATCTCGTCTGTTATATCTTGTGGATCATAGTCCTTGTTGTCTGAGAGCAATCTATACCCGCCACCAACAAGTTTTTGTATGCGTTTGATAAATAGTGCACCATCTATCGCAAAAGCATAAACGCCGTCTCCGTTGTAATAATCAATATTGGTATCCAAAAACACCCAATCACCCTTACGGATTGTTGGCTCCATACTATCTGTTGGCACGTTGACAATCTTAATGCCGACGGCAGACTTACGACCGATGATCTGCAATAACCCCTCATCAGACAAAAATAGACTTGATACTATTTCGGGGTAGTCCGAGTTTTCAAATCCGGTCAGCCCCGCCGCCGCTCTAACGTCCAAGTAATCTATTCGGTGTTTGTAATTTCCGTCTAGTTCTGATTGCGCTATTAACTGGCCGCCATGTGTAATTTTATTAGCGGTCGTAATTGATACTGTACCGCCGCTAAATTTAGTGTTACTCAAATCAGTGTTGGCTATGCTTGGGTTGTCTAAAAACAAATCAGGGATACCATGATCACGCTCTAATCGTCTAGCGGCTTTCTCGCCAAAAGATTCCGTTTTGCCGCTTATTAACTGCGAAATAAAGCTCTTATCTTTCTCCGGTAGCTGTTTGTCGGAAAACCATATTTTAAGGTTTGCCCGTCTTATTTCCGCCATTTGCGATCTTATTTGTTTCATACGCCCTCCGTTTTTTTGATTTTATTTAGCATTAACTAAATAAGCAAAAACTAAATATTCTTGACAAAATACTAAATAAAAACTAAACTCACTTTAGTTTTTACTAAATGGTGGGATTTATATGAGTTTAAAAGCATATTTTTCCGATAAACCTCGTGGATTTCAGGCTGATTTCGCAAGAAAAATTGGTATTGCTCCATCATTTCTTTCGCAAATCATTTCGGGCAAATCAAAAGCACCTCCAAGCGTGGCGGTTGCAATTGAAAAAGCCACGAAAAGACAAGTTAAAAAATCTGAAATCCTACCTGATGTTTACGGAATTTAATTTAACAAGACCAACGGAAAAGAAAACCATAAAAATAAGGCAAAAATTATGGCAATGAAGAAAGTCATTATGGAAATGATTGAAAAGATACCTGGCGGCAAAAGTGCGGTTGCAGGGTTTCTCGGATTTTCGGAGGCGGAATTAAACAATCGTCTTTATCAAACAAAGGGACAGCGATTCAAAAATGAAGAATTAATTGCGATTCAGCAAGAATATGGCTGCACGCAATTTATTGATGAACTATGCCGTTTGGCTGGTGGGCGTTTTGTACCTGATGTAGCAGAGAATGAATTAGACAAGGTTGAGCTTGCTAATTTACAACTGCACGAGCTTTCCGCACGAGGCTTGTTATTTGCTGCATTAGAAACAGCGTTAGAAGACGGCGAAATCACTTCGAAAGAAGAAGACAAAATACGTCAAGCATTGAGTAAACATTTGGCAGCGACGCAACATTCGATTGAATGTGCGATTGTGTTACACAAGAAATAAAAAAAGCCACGAGGAGATTTCGTGGCTAATTCATTAAGGAATATACAGATGAATCAATTATTAACGATTTCGAAAGAAAACACAAGCACTTTGACGATGAGTAGTCGTGAAATTGCGGAATTAATCAATAAAAACCACAGCGATCTGTGTCGTTCAATCGAAAGACTTATCGCAAAAGAGGTGATTTGGGGGTATCAGCCAATGGCTTACACCCATCCACAGAACGGTCAGACTTATTATGAGTACCATCTAACCAAACGAGATAGTTTAATTGTTGTTGCTCAGAATTGTCCTGAATTTACTGCGGCAATTGTCGATCGCTGGCAAGCGTTGGAAAATCAACAAAAACCAACCGCACTTATTCCGCAATCTTTTTCTGAGGCGTTGATGTTAGCCGCTCAGTTACAAGCAGAAAAAGAGCGTAATGCGCCTAAAGTCGCTTTTGTTGATCACTATGTGGAAGTAGGGACGAGTAAATCATTTCGTGAGACGGCGAAGATTTTAAAAATGCCTGAGCGTGCATTAGTCAATCGCTTGGTGGAAGATAAATATTTGTATCGTCAATCTGGCGTGCTTTTGCCTTATCAATCGGCACGCACCAAAGATCTTTTTACGGTTAAAACAGGTACCGCTGAACACGGTCACAATTACACACAGACACGTGTAACAAGCAAAGGCATTGAATTTATTGCGTCACGTTATGCTTCGGAGTTGATGTTATGAGTATGCGATTAATGGTTCAAGCAATGAATTGTAAGGTTGGTAATCCTGCTAGAAAACTTGTGCTTTTAAAACTAGCAGATAATGCCAATGATGATGGAATTTGTTTCCCAAGTTATCAATACATTGCCGATAAATGCGAGATGACCCGACGTAGTGCAATCAATCACATTGAATATTTAATCAAAATGGGATTAGTAAGCAAAAAAGAACGTAAAAATAAAGATGGTTCCATCTCAAATTTATACTTTTTACACCTTGAACAAGGTAGTGAAAATTTTGCACTGGGTAGTGAAAATATTTCACTAGGTAGTGAAAATTTTGCACTAGGGGGTAGTGAAAATATTTCACCCAGAACCAGTCACTCTTTAGAACCAGTCAATGAACCTAAAAAAACTACGCAAAAAAGCGAAGCCGAAATGTTGCTTGAGCAGTTCGGTATTACCGGACAACTGGCGAAAGATTTTATCGCACACCGCAAAGCCAAAAAGGGCGTCATTAATCAAACGCAACTCAACCGTCTGCAAAAACAGGCGGACAAGGCTGGGATTTCGATTTGTGAAGCGGTGGAAATTTGCATCGAACGCAACTGGCAGGGATTTAACGCATCGTGGGATTGGCGTGATGAAAAACTGCGACCAAATTCACCGCACTTAGGGCAATCACACCGCAACAAACCCAAATTTGACGATACGCAGACAGGCTGGTCTGCAGGAATGAATTTCATAGTGGACGGTACACAATGGCAAATTCCATAACACAAAACCAAATTAACACGCTCCCACCAGAACGCACACAGCGTGCGGAAGAGACGATTAACTGGCTCTTTCAAGAGCTTAAATCGATTTTTCCTGGTTGGCGTGCAGCCTTTGAAACCGAAGCGGATTATCTCTCTGCCAAAAAAACTTGGTTGCGTGTGTTGGCACGAGAAAAAATTACGAGACCTCAGTTGGAGAACGGGCTTTGTGAAGCGGAAAAATCGCTTGATAAATTTTTACCTAGCGTAGGGTTGTTTGTTTATTGGTGCAAAGCCTACGACTATCACGCACTAGGTTTACCGAACGAAGCGGAATTATACCAACGTTATAACACTTTCTTAGGTTATGCCAGATTCAATCGGGATGAATTTCAATATCGTTCAAAAGTGGAATTTTGGTTGCTTAAAAATCTGTATGAAAAGTGCAAGAAAAAATCGGAAGAGGACACGTTGAAAACTATTCCGAAATTACTCACAGAAGTGGCGGAAAAAGTGCGGTCGAATTTTCCTTTTGAGGATATTCCGAAGATGATTCCAGCAAAGCCAAGTTTTTACGATAAAGCGAAGGCTGATAAAGCTCGAGATAGCTTGATGGCAATGATGAAAGGGGCATTACAATGACAGAACAACAATTTGATAAAGATACATGGCAAACACCGTGCTATGTATTTGAATGGCTATCTCAACGTTTCGGGTTGTTCGATCTTGATGGTTGCGCAACAGCAAACAACGCCTTGACATGTCACTATATCGGCGAACCTAATTCAGACAATGATGAGCATCAATCAATCGCAGATGACTTTCTAATGCCGATTGAGCAAATGTTAGATGTATTGTTGGACGAAGTCGCAGAACGTTGTTCGGATCCGTTAAGAATCTATGTGAACCCGCCTTATTCCAACGTTACACCATATTTACAACGTGCGAAAGAATTATGTGATGCTGGTTATTTAGTCGTGATGTTACTCAACAATGATAAATCTACTCAATGGTATCAAAACCATATTCAAGGCGTGGCAAATGAAGTGATTGATATTACAGGTGGTCGAATTGCATTTATCAACCCTGTAACAGGAAAAGAAATCAAGGGGTATAGCAAAGGGCAAATGGTCGTAGTCTTTGATCCAACAATGGAAGACTTTGTCACACGTTCAATTAGCCTTGATTTTATTAAAAAGGTTGGTGGGTATATCCGCATGGAGAAATAGGTTAATGGCTTGTAGTGTTGATGATATTAAAAAAGCACACGGGAAACGAACTGAAGGTCGGTTAAAAATTCAGATGATTAAGTTACAAGGCGGTGTGCTTGCGCCACTTGATGAACTGGAATCAGAAGAATTGAAATCATTAAAAAATGGCGAGCAGTATGAAATTGAAATCATCCGTACACGCAATCCCGCTTTCCATCGTAAGGTGTTCGCCTTTTTTAAATTCTGTTTTAACCATTGGGCTGCAGATAAAACAGAATGGGAACACTTTGATGAGCGCAAGCAATTTGACACCTTTCGTAAACATCTAACGGTATTGGCGGGATTTTACGAATCTACATACAACATTAAAGGGGATTTGCGGATTGAGGCGCAATCCTTGAGTTATGGGAATATGGAGCAAGCAGAGTTTGAAAGCTGTTACAAAGCGTTAATTAGTGCAGCAATCAAGCATATTTTTAACGATACAACCGATGAAAATACGTTAAATCAGTTGTATGCGTTTTTTGGGTAATTATTGCCGTAGCTCTTTTTGTGAGGCAATCGCTAAAAAGTGGCTGCGGTCTTTGTAGATTGGATTGCTTGCAACACGGCTATCAATACGTTTGATAAGGTATTCAGGCAAGCTGATATTAATACGGTGGCGTTTGCCTTGATATGCGGAAATATCTACATCAAGCAACAACCAAGTATCGCAATAGTTGAAATCTTCTTGCGTTTGGTAGTGACGATAGCCTTTATCTTGAAGTTCGTTGATGTCTATTCCGTCTTCAAACATCATTTCTAAGATGGAATGAATGGCATCAGTCACCTGCGTTGGGATTTCCTCAAGGGTATCAGCGGCACTAAAGCAGGAATATTCTTCAGTAAATAATGCTGGCACCGTAATGCCGTAGGCTTCATTTTCGTTTGTTGGGGTTTCAATGCCGATAGTGAATAACATAGTCGCTCCTTGTGGGTTAGCTCGGCAGAGCTATAGAAGCCCTGCCGATTTTTTGATGGATCTTAATGTGCCGATGGGTACGTGTTGTTTTGGATGCGGTACGGGGAACGTCTTCCCTGTGATGGGCGATTGCCAGATTTGATGATCGCCTTTACCGTGCCTGACAAAAGTACAACCTGCACTTTTAAGTTCCTTGATTAAGTCGCTGGATCGCATGCTTCCTCCTTGTCGTCTTAATCACGATAAATTATACACAAGCATACACACAAGTAAAGGATGAAAATGAAATTAAATGATGACGAGATTCTAGAGTTAAAAATCGTGCTTTGGATTGTGGCAGTTTGGGGAATGTTTAATATGGTGTTTGGCTAATGGCGAAAGAGTATCAATGCAAAGTCTGCGGCAAAGCATTTGTAAAAACCTTTAGCTCGACACAGAAAGTTTGCTCGCCTGAATGTGCGATTAAATTAGCTCGAGATAATGTGCAAAAAGCGCAAGAACGAGCAGAAAAGAAAAGACAAAGGGAGCGTAAGGCTAAATTAAAAAGTCGTTCAGAATGGCTGAAAGAGGCGCAATCGGTCTTTAATAAATTCATTCGCCTGCGAGATAAAAATGAACCCTGTATCAGCTGTGGTCGGTATCATCAAGGCAAATATGACGCTGGACATTATCGGAGTGTGGGGGCTTGTCCTGAATTACGATTTTGCGAAATTAACTGTTTTAAGCAGTGCGTACCATGCAATCAGCATAAAAGCGGTAATGTCATTGAGTATCGAATTAACCTTGTGAAGCGTATCGGTGCAGATAAGGTGGCGTGGTTAGAACGCCAAGACCACGAACCAAAGAAATACACCATTGAAGATTGCAAGGCGATTATTAAGTATTACAAGGCAAAAATTAAAGAGCTAGAGGAATAAATGCGTAAATTTAGTGAATTATCAGAACTAACGATTGAGCAAGAAGAATTTGTTGACCGTTATATGTATCAATGGGGTTCTTGGGTGCGCAGCGGTAGGCTTGATAAACCGCAATTAAATATTATTGCAAAACTAATGCAATCAGTCATTCCTGCAGAGCCAAATGAACCAATTTGCGATGATGAAACTGGGTTTATTATTAGTCAAACCATTGAAATGTTTTTTAAGAAAAATGACCAAATCTTACACTTTATTGTGTTTGCTTATTATGTAAACAAAAGAACAATCAATTTTATAGCAGAACACCTACACGGCAAATCCAAAGCTAAGGAAATGAGACCTTGTGCAGGTAAATCTAACGTAAGAGTGCCAAGTTTTAGGACAATCTATCGTGAAGTCGAAAAAGAGATACACTTTGCAAAAGCAATAATTCACGAACTGCTTATAACTTGCTTTATTATTCAGAGAACTAGCAGGGAACGTGCAACAAATATCAAAAAAATCAAAATTACATATTGACATATTTGGCAAAGTGTCATACTATTTAGATGTATGGTGGTCGCAGTATAAGTAGTGAACACCTAAATTGATTTTTACAGCCCTGATCGGAAACGGTCGGGGCTTTTTGTTATCAAACTATAAGGGCGTAGTCTAATGGTAAGACAGCGGTCTCCAAAACCGCTAATTGAGGTTCGAATCCTTGCGCCTTTGCCATATCACAAGCTCACGTTAATGCGTGGGCTTTTTTTATCAGCCCTGTAAATGGGTGGAGTGTAAAAATGTTAAAAGATGCAGGAAGCCAAAGTATTTTTTGGTCTGGCTTTGGTGCGTTCTGGGCAATGTATTCATTTCAAGAATGGCTAGCTATTATGGGGCTTGTTATAGGTTTAATAAGTGGTCTCGTAAATATGTATGCTAAATGCCAAGAAGGGAAAGTTAGAAAAAATGAAGAACGGCGTGCAGAAGAAATACACCATGTGAGAATGAAACGATTGTCTTTAGGATTTGATGATGATTTTGACAAAAACTAGGAAAGCTCTTGGTGTTTGCTCTGTGATCACGGTAATGGGATTAATGTATGCTCAGTTCGGTGGCGAGCTAAGATTAAGTCCTGTAGGTGCTGAAATTATTGGGAATGCCGAGGGTTGCAGACGTGATCCGTATCAATGCCCTGCGGATGTTTTGACCGTAGGAATTGGTTCAACTGAATATGGTGGTAAGAAAATCAATCCAAAACACCGTTACACAGATTTGGAAATTGCCGAACGTTGGAAGAATGATATTGTGATTGCTGAACGATGTGTGAACAAATATGGCAATGGCGAGATGTTACCGCAATCGGTATTTGATTCTGCGGTGTCAATCACTTTTAATGTGGGTTGTGGGGCAGTAAGTAAATCTACGATGTTTAAATATCTTCGAGCAAAACAATATGAAAAGGCTTGTGGCGAATTTCCTAGATGGGTGTATGCCAATGGTAAAAAATTAGCAGGTTTGGTGGTTCGCCGAGAAAAAGAGAAAGCATTATGTTTAGCCGATTTGAAACTGCCATAAAATTGACCGCACTTTGTTTGATTTTGGGCTTGTGTGGTTGGACTTGGTTTCAATCTCAGAAGATAAGTAGTTTAAAAGCCGAGAACCAAGCACAAGCCCAAACTATTCAGCAACAAGAAAATGCTAATAAATCATTGAGCCTTGCGTTACAACAAGAGCGTGATGCCGTTATTGCTCAACAAGAGCGTAATGATGAAATAGAAAGGATAGCAACAGAAAATGCTGAATCAGTTAAAACAATCATTAAGACACAACCTTGTGCTCACACTCGTTTGCCTCAGTCTGCTCTTGACCGCTTGTACAAATAAAGTTACGACTAAAGCAGAATATATTTATCCGCCTCAAGCCTATACTGTACCTTGTGTCAAAACAGCATTTACTGGGGAAACATACGGCGATGTAGTCATACAGCTTGTTAAGGTAACAGCAGAGCGAGATAAGTGCGCAAGCCAGGTAGATAATCTCAATAAGTGGATTAACCAAACCAAGACCGCCAATTAAAGTGCGATCTTTTTTTATCAATAAAAACAACAGGAGCAATTATGCTAACAATTAAAATCATCCAAGACGGTGTAACGTCAATCACCGAGAGTAATAGCTTTGTATTTTACGATGAGACCTCTCGTGAGTACAAAGAGATGCTCAGATTGGCGGACAAACTAAAAGAAAAGCCGACCACACTTAACGGCATCTACTACACCCAGCCAATGTACGGCGACCAAGAGTGCAAAGAGGTTATCCGCGAGGAGTCAATCTACTGCTCAGCTCGAAACAATCCAACAGATAAAATCATTGGTATGATGATTGATTTTATACCGGACGACGAGCACGGCGATCAAGGCATTGAGAAAGAGATTGCATACAGCTTAATTGGCACTGGAGATCATATCTACGTTACCAATGAGCAAGGTAAGACGGTATTTAATATTTAATTCTCCAATAAAGGCGGCTAACAACAGTCGCCTTTGTTTTATATATGCTACATATCTTAGCTATACCTCCATTCAAGATGTTAAAAATCTCGGGGTTATATCTAAGCTATGTGATGTAAGTATTACAAAAAACTTTTAAAAGGATTAACCATGAGCAAAAAAGACGAGGTTAAATCCACGTCTGATGGCGTGGGGAAGAAAAAAACTGGTCGCCCATCTTCTTATGTAAAGGAAGTGGCTGATGATATTTGTATGCTACTGGCTCAAGGGGAAAGTTTGCGTAAGATTTGTGAACGACCAGGGATGCCAAATAAATCAACAATCATTCGCTGGCTAAATGAAAATAAAGAGTTTTGCGACCAGTACGCGCGTGCGCGCGAGAATCAAGCCGATTTTTTGCTTGAAGAGATGTTGGATATTTCAGATCTTGCTACTCCCGAAGATGTTAGCGTAGCTAAGTTGAGAGTTGATGCTCGCAAATGGTATATCACCAAAGTCGCGCCTAAAAAATATGGCGATAAAGTAACGCAAGAAATCACTGGCGTTAATGGGGCACCGATTGAGCAAAGAATATCTATGGATTTATCAAGGTTAAGTGTCGATGAACTCAAACTTCTTAGAGAGCTTAAATCTAAAGCAACTGGATGCAATGATAGCTCAAAAGAGCTTGATTGATTTCACCACTCAAACCAAACCTGACTTCGTAACAGGGTGGTTTAATATTCTCATTGCAAAAGAGCTGCAGCAATTTTATCAAGATGTAATAGATGGCAAGCAACCGCGATTAATGATATTTGCCCCACCCCGTAGTGGTAAAAGTGAATTATTTAGTCGTCGTTTTCCTGCTTGGGCTTTTGGTAAAAATCCTGACTTGCAGATGATTGCCTGTTCTTATTCTGCTGATTTAGCTAGCCGAATGAACCGTGATGTTCAACGCATTATGGATGATGGAAGTTATCACAATATTTTTCCAGATTCATCGCTTAATGAAAAAAGAATTGCAACAGTATCGGGACAACCGTTACGGAATAGTGAGATTTTTGAAATTGCAGGACATAAAGGCGCTTATCGCTCCGCTGGTGTTGGTGGCGGTATTACAGGGATGGGGGCGGATATAGCCATTATTGACGACCCTGTAAAAGATGCTAAAGAGGCTAATTCTCAAACAGTTCGAGATGGCGTTTGGGATTGGTACACAACCACGCTTTATACACGTTTATCACCAAAATCTGGTGTGCTATTAGGCATGACAAGATGGCACGAGGATGATTTAGCTGGTCGATTAATTGAAGAGATGAAGAATGGTGGCGACCAATGGCGCATAGTGAAATTTCCTGCTATTGCCGAAGAGGATGAGGAGTTCCGCAAAGAGGGCGAGCCATTACACCCAGAACGCTTTGATTTAGAGCGATTGAGCAAAATTAGAAAGGCTGTTGGCTCTCAAGCGTGGAATGCTTTATATCAACAAAGGCCATCTAATAAGGGTGGCGGCATTATTAAAGGCTCTTGGTTTGGTCGATACAAAATCCCTCCACTAATTAAAGTCAAAGCAATCTACGCAGACACTGCACAAAAAATTAAACAGCACAATGACTATTCAGTCTTTATTGTCGCTGGCAGAGGGAGCGATGGGAAGGTTTATATCCTTGACCTTGTGCGAGGTAAATGGGAGGCCCCAGAACTTGAGCAGACATTAAAAGATGTTTGGGCTAAACACAAGGCAAGAAAAGACACTGGAATATTAACTCGAGCAAATGTGGAAGATAAAGCCAGTGGAACAGGATTAATTCAAGCTATACGCAGGAATAATCAAATTCCAATCTCGCCCATTCAAGTTGATGCAGATAAGTACACTCGGGTTTTAGGTGTTCAAGGGTACATTGAAAGTGGTTATGTGATGATACCCGAAAATGCTCCTTGGGTAGCGGATTTTATTAGTGAGTGTGAGGCATTTACCGCAACAGATAGTCACGCACACGATGACCAAGTCGATGCATTGGTAATGGCAATAACGGATATTTTAGGGAAACCTAAATCACTACTGGATTTATAAGATGAATTTTTTAGATGGCATCAAATCACTAGCACTGAAGTTAGGCAGCAAACAAGAGCAAGCGTATTATGCTCGTGGGCTGAGTTTAACGGATGACTTAATGCAGATTGAAGCATTATGGCGTGATAACTGGATTGCAAACAAGGTATGTATTAAACGCTCGGAAGATATGGTGCGTAATTGGCGCGATATTTTCTCGAATGATTTAAAATCTGAACAGCTAGACGAATTCACTAAACTTGAGCGCAGATTAAAACTGCGTGAAACGTTAACTAAAGCGCTGCAATGGTCTAGCTTGTATGGCTCAGTGGGTTTATTGGTGGTAACCGATACTATTAATATCACCTCGCCGTTACAGCCTACAGAGCGATTAAAACAATTAATTATCTTACCTAAATGGAAAATCTCACCTACAGGACAACGAGATGACGATGTATTTTCGCCAAACTTTGGTCGATACAGTAAATATACCATTACTGGCGGCACACAATCTGTTTTAGTGCATCATTCTCGCTTGTTAATCATTAATGCCAATGATGCACCTTTATCTGATAATGATGTTTGGGGTGTGTCAGACCTTGAAAAGATTATTGATGTACTTAAACGCTTTGATAGTGCCTCAGCGAATGTCGGCGACCTTATTTTTGAAAGTAAAATTGATATTTTCAAAATTGCAGGGTTATCTGACAAGATTTCAGTTGGCTTAGAAAATGATGTGGCTCACGTTATTTCAGCGGTGCAGTCGATTAAATCAGCAACCAATAGTCTGTTGCTTGATGCAGAAAATGAGTACGACCGAAAAGAGCTATCTTTTGGTGGATTAAAAGATTTACTGACAGAGTTTCGCAATGCGGTGGCAGGTGCGGCAGATATGCCAGTCACCATTTTGTTTGGGCAATCTGTTTCGGGATTGGCAAGTGGAGATGAGGATATTCAAAACTACCACGAATCCATTCATCGATTACAAGAAACAAGATTGCGCCCTGTGCTTGAAGTGCTTGATACACTGCTATGCAATGAATTATTTGGTGGGCAACCTGATGACTGGTGGTTTGAGTTTTTACCATTGACGGTGGTGAAACAAGAGCAACAAGTTAATATGCTTAATACCTTTGCTACAGCGGCAAATACGTTAATTCAAAATGGCGTAGTAAATGAATATCAAGTAGCAAACGAACTCCGAGAAAGTGGTTTATTTGCCAATATCTCTGCTGATGACATTGAGGAAATGAAAAATGCTGATGAACTTGCCAGAAATTTTGAAGAACCAGAAGGCGAAAGCACGCAAGTTCAAGCCAGTGAAGATGAGCAAGAGAACGGAGCTTTGGTATAGACAACAGCTTAAGCAGTTCGTCAAAACAATGACCGATGATGTAGAAAGAGCCCTGCAACAACCGCAAGGCTCTTTTTTTATGGATGATGCGAAAGGGTTCCAAGCGATTAGTGCGAAAGCACTGATGAAAGTATTAGAAAAGTACGAAAAATCAGACCGCACTTCTCAAGCTGAAAATATCGCCAATGGCTTCGTTGGTCGTGGTGATGCACAAAACCATGCTGAAGTATCAACCAATTTGAAAAACCAAACTGGTATCGATTTATCCGCCTATTTACGCAATAGTCCAAATATTGCTGAAAGAGTGAATACATTGACCGCTGGTAATATCCAGTTAATCAAGTCTATTCGTTCGCAATATCTTGATAAGGTGCAAAATGCCGTCATGCAAGCAATGGTTCGGGGTTCTTTAAATAAAGACCTTGCAGCACAAATAAAAGACTTAGGTAAAACAACCGAAAAACGAGCAATGTTTATTGCACGAGACCAGTCCTCAAAATTAAATGCCGCCTTAACGCAAGCGAGACATGAAGAGGTTGGCATAAAAAAATATATGTGGTCAGCATCGCTTGATGAGCGTGTACGCGAAAGCCATGCGGAAAAAGATGGGCAGATATTTGAATATTCAAATCCCCCTGCTGATACTGGTCATCCTGGTCATGATTTTAATTGTCGATGTGTTCAGATTCCGGTGTTCGACGAGGTGCAGGCGAAAGCTAAAGCGCAAGAGACACTATCGGAACCGGTAAAAGAGAATTTAATGCTTTCGGTTGATAAGCTTGTTGAAAAATCACAGAAAATAGAACCGACAATTACGGCAGATATTAACAATATCGCCACAAAAGCAGGAGGTAAACTTGTTGGTTTAGAAAATCGTCTAAAAAGCCCGTCTTCAATAAAGAGAAAAATTGAAGCTGAGGTTGCAGATGGATTTTCCAAGTCGTTTTCACTGAATAAAATTCGTGATGCCATTCGGTACACGACCGTTTTCAAGGAAGGGGATTTTGTTACTCGCTATAAAGCAATGCAGTATTTGTTGGCGATCAAGGGGTATAAAACTATCATAGTCAAAAACACGTGGAAAAATGATAGCGCATATAAAGGTGTTAATACATTTATCCAAAATGAAGATGGTGATGTTTTTGAAATGCAATACCATACACAGCAGAGTTTTGATGTGAAAAATGGTCTATTGCATAAACTCTATGAGCAATTTAGAAATCCAAAAACGCCATTCCACGAAAAAGAGAAGTTATTGCTTGAAATGCGTAAGCTAAGTAGTAAAATTAAGGCACCAAAAGGTATTGAACTTATTGAGGATAAAAAATGAGTTTTCAATATTACTTAGCAAACGTTGGCGAGAATCGACAGAAACTTATCAGAGGGAACCCTTCTGATTTATTATCTTTTTCGGTATTTGAGCCAAAAAAATTAGAGTGGGATTCCTCACGAGGTATTTCATGGGCCGAACGCTTACTTGAAAGTGGTTTTAGTGATTTCAAGGTTATTTCTGAAAGTGATGCTATCCGATTCATGAGGAGCTAATAATGACTTTATCAACAAGAGCCGAATTATTCGCGAAATCAATCCATCATAATCAGATAGACAAAGCGGGCAAGCCGTATGCTGAACATTTACAAGCCGTAGTAAATAACCTTGTAGAGCCAACGGAGGAAATGATTGCAGTAGCATGGCTCCATGATAGCGTAGAAGATACTGAAATCACTCTTAACGACTTATCACGCTATTTCGGCGATATCGTATCGGATGCTGTTTCTGCTATCACAAAGGTGAAAGATGAGTCATACGATAAATATCTGTCTCGAGTAAAAGCAAATCCCATTGCAAGATTGGTCAAGATTGCTGACTTAACCCATAATATGGATTTATCAAGATTACCGGTAGTCACTGAAAAAGATTTAGCGAGAAAAGAAAAATATGTTAAAGCAAAAGCATTTTTAGAAAACTAAAAATTGACACAATAAAATTTGTGCAGTAGATTTATCCACAATAGCCGAATTGTAGCAATGCAGTTCGGCTTTTTTTATTGAAGTTTTACAACCCGCTTGAATTGGCGGGTTTTTATTGGGGTAAATAAATGAAATTTACAGACAAAACCACTCAAGCAGCCACACAAAGAACCATCACTAAAGATGGTTTTTTAGTTGTGCCCGCAACCATTTCTAAAGTTGGGGTATTTGATTACCTCGCTACAGAACTAGGCTTAAAAGAAGACGGTATTAAAAAAGTCGCTCGCACTGAGAAATCATTATTTAGCGATGAAACGATTAAAAGTTTTGAAAATGCCACATTAACCGTTGGTCATCCTAAAGATGGGGTGAATGCGAAAAACTGGAAACAGCTCTCTGTCGGTGTCGTGCGTAATGTTAAGCGAGTGGGCGATGAACTCACGGCAGAGGCTTGGATTTATGATGAATCTGCGATTAAAACCGTGCAGGAGAATGGTGTTGAGCAATTATCTTGTGGTTATGACTGCGATATTAAGCCATCCACGGTACAAGATGCAGATTTTGAGATGTCGCCGATGATCGGCAACCACGTAGCGATTGT